AAAGTGGGAGCATCTGAAGCACCTGCGGTTCAGCCTGATCCTCGGCAGCGAGCAGAAGCGTATCCGGGCGATCTACGCACCGGCAGACATCTACGTCATAAACCGGGAAAACGTTGTCTGGCTGGTGGACTACCTGCGGAACGGCTGGTGCTTCGACATGGTGGTCATTGACGAGAGCAGCAGCTTCAAGTCCCACCGGGCGAAGCGGTTCAAGTCCCTGACGTGGATACGCCCGCACGTCCGCCGTCTGATCGAGCTGACCGGAACACCCGCGCCGAACAGTCTCGCCGATCTCTGGGCGCAGCTCTATCTGCTGGACGAGGGCAAGCGGCTCGGACGGAACATCACCGCCTTCCGGGAGAGCTTCTTTCACGCGAACACCCACGGCGGGCATTTCACGACCTACGAGGAGACCGAGGGCGCGGCGGCGGAAATTCAGTCGCGCATTTCGGATATTTGCATCAGCATGAAGTCCGAGGACTATCTGCAATTGCCCCCGCTGGTCTATGACGTTGTCCCGGTCGAGCTGGATGCAAAAGCCCGGAAAGCGTATGACGAGATGGAACGGGAGATGCTGCTGCAAATTGACGAGGAGGTTATTGACGCAGGCAGCGCCGCAGCCCTAAGCAACAAGCTGCTGCAGCTGTGCAACGGGGCTGTCTACACGGGCGATGCAGACAAGTGGGTGGAGCTGCATAACTGCAAAATCGAAGCGTTCATGGAGCTGATCGAGCGGCTGAACAATCAGCCTGCTTTGGTGTTCTACAACTTCAAGCACGACCGGGAGCGGCTGCTGGCAGCATTGACGAAGGCAAAGAAGCGTGTGCGCATTTTGCAGAAACCGGAGGACGCCGATGCATGGAACCGCCGGGAGCTGGATGTTCTGCTGGCGCATCCGGCATCCTGCGCCTACGGATTGAATCTGCAAAGCGGCGGCAATCATGTGATCTGGTTCGGGCTGAACTGGTCGCTGGAATTATTCCTGCAAGCCAATAAGCGCCTGCATCGTCAGGGTCAGACGGCGACGGTGTTTGTGCATGAGCTTGCCGTCCGGAACAGCCGGGACACGGACGTGATCGCCGCCTTGCAGGACAAGGACGCCACGCAGGACGCGCTGATCGAATCGCTGAAAGTGAGAATTCGACAAGTTAAATCAAGGGGGTTTGGGGAAAGCACCCCTTGGTGGGTTTTGCCAATCAAGAATAAAGGCAAAACACGCCAAGCTTTTCCGGGTGCGTCCCCCAAGTCAAATCAGGAGGGAAAGAAATGATGGAAATTCAACTGCACAACGATGGATGCTTACGCCTTGAACCGCACGTCTGGCTGCGGGCAAAGGGCACGCTGGGAAACCTGCGGAAAATCCTGAAGCTGAGCGCCGAGTCCGACCGGTGGTATGGTACGGAAACGCTTGCAGCGTGGGAATCCGCTGTCCGGGATAACTTTCAGGAGGACAAAGAAATGGAACGCCGTGAGCCGCAAAATGCGGAGCTGGAACATAAAGGCAGACTGCGGGCGGCGGTGCATTGGCGGGACGAGCATTTGCGGCGCGAGGAGGAGCGTTTCCGCCGGGCGAAGGTGCATCGGGGAAAATCCCACGCCGAGCGTTTGCAGGAGATCGAGGAGAAGTACCGCAGGCTGCTTGCCGATGAGGAGAAGCGCTATCCCCGCGAGCTGGAAGCCATCCGGAAACGCGCTGCCAGACGACGGGAGCTTGCCGCGGCGCAGCTGGAAGCGGTGCGCAGATATAGGGAGGAGGTGCGAACGGCGTGAACACCAACCGAAAGGAGCAAGCTATGACCGAAACTGAACAGAGCCGCCTGTACTGGGCGAATCGCCGGAAGGCTGAACGTGAGAATGTCGGTCTTGCACCTGAACCGGAACGTCCCGGCAAATGGCGCGGGTGTGACCGGGATTGCTTCCGGTGCGTTTATGCCGACTGCATAGATCCCGGCACTGACCTGACGGAATTTGAGCGTGAATGTCTGGAAATCGGGCATCAAAACGAAGCGAAAATGAAAGGAGTGACCCCCATTGACCCCGGAAGAACGCAAGCGAAAAGTGGACTGGCTGAACCGTGCCTTCCACGCGGAGAAGAATGCCAGAGCGTGGATGGCAAAGCTCGAACGTGACCGCAGCCTTGCCGAGCGGATCACACGGAACGCCTCTGAGAGCTTCCAGAATAGCGCAGGAGGCGCAGGGAGCAATTCGACCGAGAACTACCTCATCCGACTCGCCGACACGCAGGAGCGCTTGCAGGAGGCTCTCAGGGCACTTGCCGATGTGCGCGAGGAGATCACCCGCGTCATTCAGGCGGTGGACGATCTGGATGCGCAGACGGTGCTGGTGCGGCATTATCTGGCGTATGAGAAATTTGAAACAATCGCCGAAAAAATGCATTATGATGAACGGACAATTCGACGCAAGCATTCAGCAGCGCTTGAAAAAATTGTCCTGTAATGTCCGGTTGAAATGTGCTAAAATGGTAGTATGAAAAGCCGCGGAGAACTGTGCAGTGCTTTCCCCTGATACGCGTCAGGGGTTCGGCGCTCCGCAGCGCTTTTCCCCTTTCAGTTAATTTCGCAGAAGCATCCGGATTTCCGGGTGCTTTTTGCATTGCGTCAGGAGGTGGTCAGATGACGGCACGACAGAAGAAATTTGCGGAGTATTATGTCACCTGCGGCAATGCCGAACAAGCGGCAATTTCAGCGGGATATTCGGAAAAATATGCGCGAGGAAATGCCCACAAATTAGTTGCAAATGGTTGCATTTCCGCCTACATCCGTGACCTCACCGCCAAGGCGCAGGACGAGCGCATCATGACCGCAAAGGAACGGCAGGCGACCCTCTCCGACCTTGCCCGCGATGACACGCAGGACGCTGCCGACCGCATCCGCGCCATTGACACGCTCAACAAAATGACCGGCGAGTACACCGTCCGCGTCGAAGCGGAGGTGCAGACCTCCGGCAAGCTTGCGGACATTTTCGATCAGCTCGGAGGTGAGGGGCTGCATGAGTAGCGAACACGCCGACCTTTGCGCGGGGCGCATTGGGAGGCAGATGGGGGCGCAGGTTCTGCGCTTTCCGTTATCGCAGAAATATATCGACTTCATCAACACCACCGATGTGCGGGCGGAATTCCTCGAAGGCACGACCATGTCCGGCAAAACGACGATCGGCGCGGGCGTGAAATTCATGCGCATGGTCAGCGCGTCAAAGCGAAAGCTGCATCTGATCGCCGCGCTTGACACCGGTACCGCCGAGAAGAATATTTTACAGCAGGACAACGGACTGCTCGACCTGCACCGGAACGCGCGATATTTCGGCAACGGTGACGCGAACTACAAGCTCCCGCACATCAAGTTCGAGGACAAAATTATACTCGTGTTCGGCTACGGCGACCGCACGAAATGGAAGAAGGTTCTGGGCGGTCAGTATGGCTGCATTTTCATCGACGAGGTGAACACGGCGGACATTGAATTCGTCCGTGAGCTGTCCACCCGCAACGATTATCTGCTTGCCACGCTCAATCCAGACGACCCGGATATGCCGATTTATCGGGAATTTATCAACCACGCCCGACCCTTTCGGAAATACGTGCAGGACGTGCCGCCGGACATTCTCACCGCTTTGACCGAGGAGGAAAAACCGGGCTGGCGGTACTGGTTTTTCTCGTTCCGGGACAATTTGTCACTCACCGAGGAGGACATTTCCCGCCGCATCGCCAATGCCCCGGCGGGGACAAAATTTTACAAAAACAAAATTCTCGGATTGCGCGGACGTGCGACGGGTCTCGTGTTCCAGGGCTTCGACCGGGCGCGGCATACGTTCCGGGAGGGCGAATTGCAGCTTCAGATCGAACGCGGCGAATTGCGGTTCACGCGCTTCACGGCGGGGCTGGACACGTCCTATTCGGCGCAGTCTGAGGACACGATCGCAATGCTCTTTCAGGGCATTGACGACCGCAGACGGCTCCTGACTCTGGAGGAAATTGTCATTCAGAATGCGAATGAAATGACCCCGCTTGCACCGTCAGATATTGCCGTCCGGTTCGTTACATTTTTAGAGAATTGCCGCCATAAATGGGGCTTTGCGCGAGATGTTTATATTGACAGTGCAGATCAGGCGACGATCACCGAGCTGCACAAATTGAAACGCACAAAAGGCTGCCTGTACAGCTTCCGGAACAGCTACAAAAAGCTGCCGATCCTCGACAGAATTCATCTGCAATCCGGCTGGATCGCGACCGGGCATTACCTCGTCAATGAGACATGCCGCGAGCATCTGCACGAGCTTGCCGTCTATAGCTGGGACGATTCCGGGACAATGCCAGAGGACAGGCACGACCACACCATCAACGCGAATCAGTATGCGTGGATTCCGTACAAGAACTTAATTGGCGGGGAGCCCCCGCGGGCAGGATTCTCCCAATGAGCCGCACAGCGGCTCAAAGGTCGAATTGGTTTTCTATCACGGGCATCCCCCAAGTCAGAAAGAAGGTGAATTGGAATCAATATTGCAGACAAATTCCGCGACTGGATTCTTCGTGTCCTGCGCATCGAACCCGCGCAGCCGCGTCAGATCACGGTGCAGGAGAGCCTGACATTTGAGGACAATGCGGCGCTCGATCTGCTCTGGTATGTGGGCGATGCGGACGAGCTGTCCGACGCTTACGCCCAGCTTGGCGGGACTTCCTTCTGGACGAAATCCGCACGCTCCCGCGATGTGCAGCGCATCCACACGGGGCTGCCCGGTGAGATCGCGGACACGCTCGCGCAGATCGTTGCGTCGGATATGCTGCCGCCGGAAATCCCCGGTCATGCGCCGATTTCCGACATGCTCACCGGAATTCTGGAGGAAAATGATTTCCCCGAATTGCTGGAAAATGCCGTCGCGCAGACGCTGTTCATCGGGGACGGGGCGTTCCGGATCACGTTCGATGAGACTATTTCCGATGCGCCGATCTTGCAGTTCATCCCCGGTGACCGGGTGCTGTTCGAGACGCACAGCGGGCGCATCACGGAGATCATATTTTTGACGAAATACGCCAAAGGTGCGCGGAATTTCGTGTTCCGGGAGCATTACGGCGCGGGGTATATCCATTACGTTCTCACCGACAGCTACGGCACGCCGCTGCCGCTGGATGCCATCGAGGAAACGGCGGGTCTGGAGGACATCGAATTTGACACGGATGTGATGCTTGCTGTACCGCTGAAATTCCGCAGTTCTGCGCGGTTTCCGGGGCGTGGGCGGAGCATTTTTGACCGCAGGCGCGGGAGCTTTGACGCGCTCGATGAAGCGTGGTCGCAGTGGATGCATGCCGTCCGCAAGTCCCACGCCAGAACCTACATTCCGGAGAGCCTTGCGCGTTACAACGGGCAGACCGGGGAGCCGATGAAGCCGGACGATTTCACGGACAATTTCATTCTGGTCGGCGCGAATATGGCGGAGAATGGGCGCGATCAGATCGTCACCGCGCAGCCGCATGTGGAACACGAAGGCTATCTTGCCGCGTACATGACCGCGCTCGACCTGTGCCTGCAAGGTTTAATTTCGCCGTCCACGCTGGGCATTGACGTGAAAAAACTCGACAACGCCGAAGCCCAGCGCGAGAAGGAAAAGGCGACGCTTTACACGCGCAGCCGCATTGTGCAGGCGCTGCAAAAGGCGCTTCCGAAGCTCTTTTCGGCGGCGCTGTATCTTCACGCGCAGGTGCATGAGATCGAGCTGCCGGAGCATCTGGAAATTACGGTGCCGTTCGGTGAGTACGCAAATCCGAGCTTTGAGGCGCAGGTCGAGACGCTCGGAAAGGCGAAATCCAGCCGGATTCTTTCCAACGAAGCGCTTGTTGAGGAGCTTTGGGGCGACACGAAAACGGCGCAGTGGAAGGCGCAGGAGCTTTCCCGGCTCGAAGCGGCGGACGGCTTGACTGCGCCTGCGGACGAGGTTGATTTCTGATGCCTGATTACGATATTGGTGACGCGCTGCACCGGATCGAGCTTTTGTTATTGGCTTCAATGCGCAGAAATTTGAAGCGGCATCTGACTGACGAGCGTGATGAAGGAATTCGCTGGTCGATGTGGCAGGCAGAACAGCTCACGACTCTCGGCAACTGGACGCGGCGCAATTACCGCCAATTTTCGCCGGAATTTTCCCGTATCAATCAGGCGGCGATCTCGCTTTTGCAGTCAAGTGCCGAGCGTGCGCAGCTGGTCGAGGAGGATTTGCTGCTGCGAACCGGCATCCAGCGGGCGGGCGGATTTTTCGTAGCGCCGGAAGGAAAATTGCAGTCACTTCTGAACGCCGTCCGGCACGATCTGTCACAGGCGGAGCATTCCATTCTGCGGCAGGCGGATGACGTTTACAGGCGGACTTTGTTCGATGCGCAGATGTACTTGCAGACCGGCTCCGGGACACTCGACAATGCCATTGACATGGCGGTGCAGGACTTCATGCAGCGCGGTATCCGCTCGGTCGTTTACCGGAACGGGCACCGCGTGGAGGCTTCAACTTATGCGAGAATGGCGCTGCGGACGGCAAATGTCCGTGCTGTCATGACCGGCGAGGGCGCGGCGCGGGACCGGTTCGGCGTGCATACGGTGATCGTTTCGCCGTCCGGTATCGCGTGCGAGAAATGTGCCCCGTGGATGGGGCAGATTCTCGTTGACGATGTGTACTGCGCCGGGTCGCGCGAGGAGGCTGCTGAGCTTGGCGTTCCGCTGCTGTCGGAGGCGGTCAGTTCGGGGCTGCTGCACCCGCAGTGCAATTGTGCCGTGCATACGTTTCAGCCGGGGATTTCCAGGCTTCCGGAGGTCACGGATGCAGACCGCGAGCAGGCAGTGAACCGCTACAAGCTCACCCAGCAGCAGCGTTACAATGAGCGGCAAATTCGTAAATGGAAATACGCCGAGGATGCTGCCCCCGACCCCGCCGCTCAGCAGGCAGCACACGCCAAAGTCAGGGCGTGGCAGCAGACGAACAAAGCCCTCTGCGATGCCCACCCCGACGAGCTGCGACGTGATTACCAGAGGGAGAAAATCTGGGACGCGCCCAGAAATCCGGTGGTGCCGGGTGTGATCGAGAAGGAGCCGCCGGAGGAGAGGGTAGCGGTGCAAGCAAGACCGGAGCAGGACGGGATGTTCCCAGATAGACCCTGGCAGAGCGAGACTTTTGGAGACGACCGAGCCGAGACGCAAGGGCAGGAAGTTATCACGATCCCGCCGCCGGATGGCCGTATGCAGAGTGACCGTCCCGTGACCGTAGATAACATCGCTGTTGCTGAGACGCCAAATAAGGACTACTATGACGTTCTTGATGAATATATAAAAAACGCCACTCCAGGGGAGGGCGTTATCACAAGAGATGTTGACTTTTTTGAAAAGACGCACGCCGATGAGATAGCGTTCGCGGACTGGCTCCTAGCTACTCTTGGCGGACGTATACACATCTACCAGGAGCATACGGGTGTAAAATGCCCGGATTACTTGTGGAACGGAAAGCTGTGGGATCTCAAAACGGTGACAACCGAAAAAGCCGCGAAGGACGCTATCAAATCCGGCCATAAACAAATCAAGATGGACCCGGGCGGTGTTATACTAAATTACGCAGAACACGAGATCTCGATGGATCTTCTTGAAAAAGAGATCCATGATAAGATGAAATGGTATAAGAATATAACGATAGATATAATGATCGTGCAAGCTGGTAGGTTAATAAGGGTCATCAGATATAAAAAATGAGGGAGTTCCCCCACCAAAAAAGCGGAGGTTCCCTCATTTCAGGGAGAAGTTCTCCCTGTTTATATTATAGCAGACAAAGTGGCTTTTGTCAATACTATTTTTACGGGAGGTTCGATTATGAGAGAGCTATCTACTATCCAGAAGCGTGAAAAGCTGAACCACGTTTTTTCTGCGGACGAACCAGGGGCGGGAAATGCGTGCCATGAATATGACATATATCCCGCGCAGGACTTTGATTCCGATACTGAGCCGCTGATTGTCATACGTTTCCAGCACGGCGCGCGGAACGAGAAGGGCAGCACCCGCGGCGTACTTGACACCGACCTGCT